CATATGTATTATTTGATTGAAAAATATTATCGTTTACAATAAACTTCAAGTGACCAGCTTTGTATGCGTAGTCTGGAGTTGATGTTAATTCAGCTCTTTGAATCCCATTAGACATTGTGTAAGTATTTAAATCAGTATGTCCAGCCCACCCATCAGCAAGCCCATCACCATTACTATCAGTTTCAAAATTCCCATACTTCCCCAGAAGATTCACGATAGTTGTGCCGTAGAGTTTGAACGTCGGCTTTTCTTGTGCTTGAAAAAGTCGCATGGCTACACCTCCTTAACATAAACTATATTGCCGTATTCATCATATCCAGCAAGTTCATCACCGTTAAAAGTGTAACCCTTCACGCCTTTTTTTAAGTAGTCTTTCATGGGCTTAAATACTGGTGTTTTATCAAGCAGATAGTAATAAACCTTCACGCCGTCAACTATTTCAAGTGGCTTTGGAATGACTTTTTTTGTTACTGTCGGTTCAACATACAACACAGAACCGTCGTTTTTATCATAACCATATATCCTTGTTCCGGTTGAATCGTATGCTTCGTCTCCGCTACTAATAGGTCTGTATCTCGGTTTGCCGTTGGCTTCATACCAATAAACCTTGACACCGTCTATTACTGTCAAATGCTGTGGTTCTGGCTTATCATCTGGTAGTTTGATGTCCCATTTTTTGGCTTTTTTTAAGTCTTTTAGAAAATATTTTTCAACATACTTTTTTGCCTTTTCCTCATCTGCCGCCACATTTGTTTCAGCAACTTTTGCACCATTTATTTTGACTATTACGTTTGTAATATCACCTTTTTTTACGGTTTCAATTGAGTAAGCCATTATAGTTCACCTCCAGACCACTCGATTACGTTACATTCTGACGTTCCGCTTGCGGTCTTTGCGTATACCGCACCAGCATAATGAAGCGTAATGCCAGCTCCGGGGTCAAGCCTTATCCCTACGGCTGATTCTGACTCACCTATGTAAACAGACTCAAGTCCATTGTTGATAATTGTAATTCCATTTCTGTCTGGAAGTCTCGCAGTATCTGCAAATATTTCCGCTGCTGTATCTGAAACCGTCTTGTTCCCTGAAACAAAGGTCGTGGCGGTCTTCCTTTGAACTTCACTCAGGGCATTGATTATATCAGTTAAATTCTTGGAGTCTGCGATAGCTGTTAAGATATTTTTCAATGCTTTTGTCAATCCTATAACCGTATTCGCTGTGTCGGCATCGCTTGTCGAACCGAGAGCCACATTCTTCCCATCAGCTGTGGTTACAGTCAAAGCTCCATCACTGTCAAGTTGTATCTCGTTTCCGTCTTTATCTACGATGTGAACATTATCAACTTGTAAACCATTCAGTTCAAAGTCTCCAGAAACCAAAACTTTAAGCTCGCCATTTTCGGTAACGACAGCCTGATTTACGCCATCTTTGTCGACTATTTTCATAATAACGGCTTCGTCATTTTCTATCGGTCCTTTTACGCGCACGGTATGATATGGCATTTCTATCCCTCCTTATACAATTTTATTCGGATTTATTAATCCTGTTTGAAGGTTATGCTGAAGCAAAAGCTTATCAGTCTTTAGTATTGCTATTGTGTGCTTTGCTTTTAGAACTTCTGGCTCTGAATCATCTATAATTCCGTAAAATTTTCCGTTTGATGCTTGATAATATGCCATATTTGATGTGGAAAAATTCAAGTCGAGTATCTTTGAAACTCCTGACTCATCACTTTCGATTTCCTCCCTCGTAAGCGTTCCAACCGCGTAACTCGTATTTGCATTGTCTTCATAAGACCAAGGACAAATGGAATTATGATGCCACAAAATAATACCATCATCATCTGCATTTGAGTTCTTAAAAACTACCCATTTCTCGACACCTATCATCGTCCATGTCGGTCTGCCCGTTCGAATGTGAGGAATTATCGGGTCATCTGGGCAGTCAGGAAAATCAACCTCTGTATAACTACCAAATATTGGTACGGGTATCATGGCTGTAACACTATCACCAAATAGGTTTTCTGACCAAACCGAAAGTGGAAACCCGTCACCGGCATCAGTATAAGACCATTCAGAATAAAGATGATTACTTGGTAGCATTTTATAAACTCCATACTCGATGGCTTTCTGAAGGTCTCCTGTCTTCCAATATATCGAAAAGAAGTCGCCAACTCTAAAGCACACATAATAGCTCAAAACTCTGATGGCATATAATCTAAGCTTAGGATTCTGTCCTCCACAAGCGTCAAAGTCGCTTTGCAATAACGTAAAGCCTACATAGGGATAAGGGTCTTCTTTGACAAGCTGAGTTCCGGGTATCGTCCTAATCAGCTCGTCAGTTTCTGGATTCAAAATTTCAAGCCTGTCAAAATCGTATATCCTTCTATCAGCTTCAAGATAAATTACTCCTGGCGGTTTGAAGGTTACTTTGTTGTATCCAACGTTCACGACATCGGCATTCGGCGCTTGCCCTTCTGTCGAGGTGTAAAGATACGGCGTAACGTCAAGGTCAGTGAAGTCAACTATATTTTCCCCCACCTTTATCCATGCCTCTATGATTTCCTCGCTGTCCACGTATCTGTGGAGCGATGTGCTTGTATTCCCTATGATGAATTTCGTAAACTCCCAATTCCTCGACTGTATCAAGCTTGATTGCATAAGCACTTCATTGCCAACTATTACTCCTTTTGACGGGTCTCCAAAACCACCGTATGGTCTTGAATCTTCTCCCATTATGATAGAAAACTCATCACTCGCATCGACTGGCAACGCTTTAGACATCGAGTAAACCTCTTCTGCGTAGCTTGGCAGGTCTAAGCTTGAGTTCTTTAACGTGATACTTGTAATGTCTGGCTTATCGTTTATCTGGTCTGGTGTCGTTGGCGACTGAACGGCATAAATGTTTCCACCTGCATCGAGCCAGTCTATTCTTGGAATAAAAATACCGTTCCCATCAAACTTAGGATTGAAATCTAATATTCTGTAATAGAGTTTCCCGTCTTTCATTAGTGGCGCTAAATCACTTGGAATATCCATCACATACCACGGTCTGAATTTATACGGAATTATGCTAATATTCTTGGTTACATGCTTTAAGCTCGACATGCACGCATATTCCTCGCTTGTATAGGTTTCATAATACGTGTAATTTATAAGCTTTTCTGAAATAAGTCGGCGCTTAACATATAACGGACGCTCCACGCTCTTTGTGCCTACATCTAAAGCAAAAAAGTTCACATCTGTATATTCTGCTGGCGTAACTATTATTGATGAGGCTGCCTCGTTTCCATCTGTATCAAATGCAACGATTTCAGCGTTCGGCAGGTTATCATTTATAAAGTTTATCGTAGGAACTGGCAACGAGGAACTGAATCCACCAAAGTCTGTGCTTGCAGCATCGTATGCTAACCCTTCCCACGGTGTCTCTAACCATGATGTTGAACCATTCAGCGTAACCGTCAAGTTTGAAACATCAACCGTTATGTCCGAAATTATAAATCCACCGTAAAATTTCAAAAAGACTTCTGGCACTTCTTCCCAATAACTTTCATAATACGTCTGGAAATTTTCTACCCATAGGACATAAGTATATGCGCGCATTATCCACGGGAACACATAAAAGCTTCCTGCGTGGAATTTACCCGTTGAAGGGTCATAAACTACTATTCTCCTGCTCGGCTCTGAGGCGGAATGTGGACTTTTGAAATACCACAAGTCGCCATTTACTATCCGTGCCCACGAAAGGGCAGGCGGCGAAGCTTCATAATGGTAGTCTTTCACAATACCACCTCACCATATTCTAATAATCTCTGGAACTAATATATACTCAAAAACAGGCGTGCCTTCGTAGTATATGCAGGTATTATCTTGAACTATTAACCTTTCTTTACCGTCAAAAGGCACTTCTGAACTGACTACCTCAAAATGCCCATCTAATTCTTTATAAGCTTCTACACCTCTAAGGCTCGCATGCTTCACTTCCATGCCATGAACCTTGTCTTCTTCTGTCATAAAGCTCCTTATCCTCGCTATAACAACGTAACCATTAAGCTGTGTCTCTAACATGTTCCCGTTTTCGTCCATATCTACCCCTTTGAAACCAACAAGCTGACTTTGTGTTCCGAGCTTCAAGCCATCTGTAAATTGTATCGGGCCAAAAAATGGCGGAATAATCCTTTTAACAGCCTCTTCTATTTCGTCAGTCACAGTTTCATCACCTGTTCTGACAGGCCCGACACCATCAATGTAAGCGTTCTCATCTCCTGTCTTTAAGACGGCTGCTATCTTTCTGCCTTCTTCGTCTTCAAAGACACCGACATTTCCATGCACTTCTTTTAATTTTGCCATCTTGTTTGCCTCGCCACGGAACGCATTTGCAAGGCTCTGATAAACCCTGTCTGTTCCTGACTGGTCTTTTAAGCCGGGGTCTTCCATTACGACAAGGTTCTTGCCGTCGTCTCCTATTAGGCACTTCTGAGCTATATACACATCTCCGTCTTTGGTCGTTATATAACCGCCGTATCCGTCTATTCCTTTGATGTATATCTTTTCCCCGCCTTCACGAAACAACGTAAGCAACTCTCCAGCCTTCCCTGTCTTTTGCTTTTCGACCTTGTCAGGTATGTTGAAAATTGAATCCTTTCTTGCAAAGAACATGCCGTTAGCGATAACGCCTTCACCACGCAAAGCATAGAAGATTTCACCGTCTTTTTCGAGCTTTAGCATGTCGTTGTCCATATACTCTACTATGTTATACTTTTGTATTCCTGTTGTCTTCTCTCGCTTTTCCCTGCTTTCCTCTATCATACAATCACCCCTGAGTGGTAGCGCTAATATCGATAGGGTGGCTCTTTACCGTTAAGCTTACAACCACAACATCTGCGTCTTTGTAAGAGTATTTACAGATAACTGAAACTGTTGGCGCATTGAAAAGAGAAAAGCTACCCGTTACGTAGTCAATTGTCCCTCCGTCACTAAGGTTGCCTGCACCATCGTCTGTTATAGTGATACCGTCTGCATTTATTTCAACATGGTTCGGTCTTACGTTTCCATATGAAAGAGAAAAATCCTTGTTAATACCGTCAACGTCTCCTGTCGGTATTTCTATGAGTGGTAAGTATTGAACTGCTTTCTTTCCTGCGTGATAGACATCACTATCAACAATCGTGCCAGAATATTCGGCGCTTCGTGAAAGCTTATCTAATATAAAGGTTGCTACACGTGTTGCTGCCGCTTCACTTGACGGGTCTTTTGATGAGAAAACTGTAAATGGTGCGCTCCCCACTTCAACGCTGTATCCTGGCATGTAAGTCTCTGTCCCTGTAATATCACACGAGAAAACACCGGCGGCGGTTTGCTTTGCCAGAAGCGCTAAAGCGCTATCATCTTTGTTAGTCATCGTCGATGTATCTACGTTGATATACTTATACACCGTTAGTGTCTCATCATCGCTCAATACAATAAAGTCTTCTATTGGCATTGAGGATAAAGCTTGGAAAGCGCTCAAGCTCATGATGTTCGTAATGCTCGAGCCACCAAGCGTTGCGTTCGATACATCTGAAGGGTCAGAGGTTGAAATGCCATAATGCTTCACTTCAGCTCTACAATATCCTGTTAACATATTACCGCTCAAACTAACATGAACAGCCCACTTGTTCTCTGTCAGATTCCATATAAAACTCTCAGTCGCAAGCGTCGAGGCTGGCGGCTGGTTAAGACCACCAAGCAACCTTACTCCCGTTATAGCTGACATATTTTTTTCTGTTCTGCTAAAAAATGTAAGCTCTACACCTGATGAACGAGTGGTTTTTGCATATATTGTCTTTGTCTGGTAATCGACTTCAAGAATACAGCCAAAGGTTCTTTCAAACTTATTTAGTGCTGAGCGTCTCGAACCTTTGCTCTGAAATTCCCTGAAAACGTTATCTTCTGCTGCGATGTCGCTGGTGTCTCCTGTATAACCCGTTCCTGATAAAATACTCATTAATACCTCCGAGGTTGTAAACCCGCCGACTAATGAAAAATATCCGACATTAATCTCATCATCGAGCGTGTTTTTCAAGGTATCTTCAAATGAATAACTTACTTTGAGCTTGTCTAAATGTGTTCTTGTGGCTTCCACCTTGGTGATAATTATCTCTGCTATATACGTGCCTGAGTCGTCCTTGAGGTCAAAAGTATCGCCAACTTGGTGAGCGGGGCTTCCTGACTCGAAGGTAACAAACTTTCCATCTATGCCTTCAATCCCTGCGCTGGCTGAATATTCGATGCTTTCTGTGTCTAATTCTGTCAAACCGTCAAATATACACAACCTTGGCGATACCTTAGCCATTCAAACCAGCCTCCAATACCAATGCTTGACGTGCCGCTTTGTCTATTTCATCAATAACTTGGTCGGTATCAACACTCTTGCGTGCGTCAACGTTGATATTTACATTTACCTCTGTCCATTTCTTTATCTCAGGTATCCTGAACCCCTCTTTGACTATTCCGAGCTTGTCGAGTATCCACAAAACGCCGTTCAATCCTTTTATGAAAACATTCATCATATCAGCTATTCTGTTAAAAATCCAACTGGCTATCTTACCTAAACCGTTCCATAGGGTTTTCCAGAAGCCTGCGAACTTTTCCCATGCTTTCATTAAGAAGTTCACGACAGGTCCGCCTATCTTTACTATGGCTTTCCATATTATCTGGAAAAAACTAAGGATATACGAGAACACCTTAGTAAAAGCTGATTTTACACTTTCCCATGCGTCAATAAACCAGCCTACTACTGTATCAACGATGCTAACGATACCACTAAAGACTCTTGAAACTATATCACCAATAAAATTGAATACTTTCTCGAACGGTTTCTTAACCCAATTCCAGACAATAATTATACCGCTTACAACATTTTCAAAATAGTTTTTGATACCGTCCCACAACTTGACAAAGAAACCTTTGATGCCAGACCAAACTCCTTTGAAGGCATCAACGGCTTTACTCCAAACTGACTTGGAAAAATTCGCTGCTGAGTTCCAAATTGACTTTACTCCGTCCCAGAGCTTTGCTGTAACTCCTTTTATACCGTCCCAAAGCTTCTTGTAGAAATTAACTGCCGTCTCCCAGACTTTCACGAAAAACTGCGCTACTGTATCCCAAACAGCCTTGAGACTGTTAAAAATTGCAGCTATATAATTTTTAATGCCATTCCATAAACCTTTGAAAAAGCTTACCGCTTTACTCCAAATATTTTTGAAAAAGTCAGCAGTTGCAGACCATACACTCTTCAATACTTCCCATATCGGAATGAAAACAGTTTTCAACCAGCCCCAAAATTCCTTGAAGGCGTTAGCTACTATTTCAACCCCTTTCTTTATTACAGGCCATACTTTATCCCAATTCATTATGAGAAGTGCCAGCGCTGCTACTATGCCAGTGATGGCTAACGCTATCGGGTTCGTTGCTACCATGACAAACAAACTTTTCAATGAAGCACTTGCGGACACAACGAAACTTTTAATCATTGAACCTGCTGTAACTGCAAACGAGGCTATCGTAGAACCGAGGCTCTTCATTCCAGCACCAAAGCTTGACCACGGAATTGACGCAAAGGCATTCTTGAGACCTGAAAATGTCTTGGTTAGTAGTGATGACGAACCCATCAATCCTTTCATGGCAGCACCGAATTCTTTGAAGGTTGCAACCATTTTCATTGTAGTTCCAAGCAGCAAAGCTAAAACACCAGCACCTGCGAATATCCCAGCTGTCCAGCCGCCTATACTCATGATTAGTCCCTTGGTCTTGTCATCAAGGTTCGTGAACCAGTCAACCATTCCTCTTATCTTGTCCAAAAATTTTCCGATAGGGTCACCTTTGGTTGCACCGAAAGACGCAAACATTGTCTCAATCGAAGATTTCAGCATGCGGAACTTCCCTGCCAAACTGTCTAACTGCTCCATTTTCATGGCTTGTGCTACACCTTGAACATTCTCCAATTCCTTTCTCGTTGCAATAAGCGCTTCTGGTCCAGCGTTCAACAAAGTAGCGAAAGCTGTTCCTGCTTCTCTGCCAAGGTATTTCATTGAATTCGCTGCATCAAAATTGTGTTCTTTCAAGGTCTGAATTATTTCAGCTAACGAGTGTGTTGCAGGATTAACGTCCTTTATTTTCAAACCTGCCTGACCAAGCCAGTCGCCAAAGTCTTTAGTTGGCTTCTGAAGAGCAGCGAGAGCACTTCTCAAAGCTGTTCCGGCTTTTTCACCGTGCATACCAGCCTTTTCAAATACCATCAAAGCTGCTACTGTATCCTCAATTGACTTTCCCATGCTTGCCATAACAGGTCCAGCATATTTCAAGCCATACGTGAGCCTTTCTAAATTCTCAGGGCTTTTTCTTACCGCCTGCGCAAAGACATCAACGAGTTGACCTGCGTCTTCTGCCGCAATGCCAAACTGACTCATGGTATCTGTTACGAGCTGAGCGGCTGGTCCGAGGTCTGAGTGAATCGATTCAGCGAGAACTGTTACAGGTTCGGTCATTGCTTCGAGCTGTTCTAAAGACAAACCAGCGCTCGCCATTGCATACATCGCTTCTCCTACTTGCGAGAGTGAAAAAGACGAGCGCTTTCCTACGTCTATAACTACCTTTCCAAGCCGTTGAAAGTCTTCTTCAGTTCCACCGAGAACAGCATTGACATTCCTGAGCTGCTCTTCCATATCTGCAAAGGCTTTCACCGCTCCAATTATCGGTGCGCCTATCGCTGCTCCTACCATTGTCATTTGCATGCCTACGGCTTGAAAGGTTGAACCTAATTGCTTTAGACCGGCTGTTGACTGTTTGACTTTATTTATCTCGGCACTCGCTAAGTCCACGGCTCTTATTACAATGCTTAGTTCAGCGTTGGCTGCCATAGAGCATCTCCCCTTTTGCCATGAGAACTAACAACTCGGTCTTTATAGGCGTATCCTTTCCCCATGGCAGGTCGTTATGATTCATTGCGTAAGTCGCTAAAATCAACAGTGATAAACCGTCACCTCTTTGCTGACGTATTTCTATCTTTAGCTTGCTTTGCTCCATCTGGCTCACGAAAATTGAGGCGGACAATCTCTGACAATATTGTCCATATATCCATGAAAAGAATTTTGTCGAGCAACTTATCTTCAGAGAACTGCTCTTTGAGTGTCCACCCATCTACTGAGACCTTCACAATGTTCAAAATCTTCTCAGTCTCTTCTGGAAGCAGTTTCTCAACATTGCCTTTTACAATCTTGTCTTTTATACTCGCAAGGTCAAAAATCGCTTGAATGTTTCTGGCTGTAATTGGTTTGATGAAGACTTTCTCACCTGAAGACAGTTGAACTTCCACACGTGTATCTGGTGTAATTATCATCTTAACGCCTCCTCACTCATAATTATTCAGTATCTGCAATAGTCAATGATGTACTCTCAAACTTCACAGGTATGGCAAGCGGATTCTCTGCACTCATGTCTAACGATGCTTCTGTGGTCGTTATCCCTGTCGCTGTCAGCTTTATAATTGTTGTCGGTGATACAGGGTCATCTTTGAACGTCGCTGTAAACGTGAACGGTGTATCGCTTGATTCTCTTGCACCTAAGTCAAGGTCTCCGACAGAAGTCGAAGGCGAAATCGTTATCGTTCCTGAAAAAGCAAACGAGCCTTTCGAGAAATCTGTCGGGTCAAGGCTACCGCCGTGAACTTCTGTAATGTCTCTTTCGGCATTAAGTTCAAACTTTGTAACTGTATCTGAACTGCCATCAAAGGAAACGACGGCGTCTGACATCACAAAGAACGTCCCGGGGTCTGGCATTGAACTTATCGCTGTTATCGCTTCTAACGTCTTTGCTACAAAGTCTGCACTTATCTTTAAGGTGTCGCCATCTTCACAGGAAATTCCAAGCGACTTTACAACCGCATTCTTGAATGCCCTATCGTGGACATCAATCTCAAACTCATTATCGGGTTCTAAAGCTGCTATCAAAAAATCTGCGGCTGTTGCGTCACCTGAAATGCTTATGCTATAACTATGTGCCGATATTCTTTTCTTGGTTATGCCACCTATACCTGTTCTTGAAACACTTTCAGTTGTTACCGTCGGGCTTATATCATCATAGATGGCTTTTCCTGTCATATCGACAGGCGTGCCATCAGGGTCTTTCAAAATTTTGATGTAAGTAGTTGAAGCATGCAGAGCCATGCTATTACCTCCTTTACAGTCTTGCTCTTATTTTCATCTCAACTGAATAAAGCAAGCTTTCTTGCCCGTAGCTCTTTAAGTTATAGGTTTCGCCTATTAAGTTTATCATCACCGGCTTTTCTACATCTGACGAGCTTTCGGGGTCAAACATCGTAACTTTAATACGTTTCGGTATGTTCAAAGCCATTGCATTAGCAAAGTGAAGCAAAATATCATTCGATTCTCCCTGATAGTTACTTAATTGAAACATTGTAACTGAACATTCGAAAATGTTCCCACCTTTTCCACCTATATATTCCTCTTTCGGTGAATTATCTGGCAATATTGAAACTATCGGAAAAGGAATTGCTAATTCTTCGTCCTTTGGCGAAAACGTCGCAATGTTGAGCGAATCTGGTAAATCAGGAAACTTTTCAGCTGTCTGTGTCTTATAATAATCCCATTGTTCCTCAACAAAGCTTCCAATCGCATTCATTAGCGCTACCCTGTCAATCATTTTCTATATACCTCCTAAGCACGTCTATTATTCTTGGAATATCTTCGTCTTGTATCATCATAAATGGACGTGCTGGTATCTTGCCTGTTCCATATTGATGCTTCCACCCATAATTTCCTTTAACCGCATTAGTAAGTTTTGCCCACTTTGCACCATAACTTGGCGTATTTGAAGCGCGTAACTTGCCAGTATCAACAAGGATAGGTCTCCATGTTCCTTTTCTCTTTACTTTGCTTGCAATAGTAGAAGGCGCGAGGGGCTTCCACTTTTTTGGACGCCCCTCTGCCTCAAAGTTCTTTTTGACACTCTCTTTTAACAGTATCGAAATATCCCTCATCGCAGGGCGCATATCACTCACACGCTTCAAAACATTCCCTAACATCACTTGAACTTCTGTATCATTCACTTCTACTTTCATAAAATCACCACTTCTCTAACTCGTCTTCATCAAAAGGAATCTCTTCCTGCTCAATATAAACTGTCGGCTCTGGCGTAGGCTCTTTTTCTAACGCATTCTCAAGTTCTTCACGCAGGCGCATGAAATTTGCCATTAATGTCTGACTCATCTCGTTGTAACCAACTTCAAGGTAAATCTGCGACTTGGCGTAGATGATAGCAAGTTTTTCTTTGACTGCTTCTGAAAGGTCTGAATCTTCTAAAAGTACATTCCCTTCATTTGCGTAACTTTCTATCCTTGTATAAGTCTCTTCAGTAGCACCCAACTTACTCCGGATAGCGGTTGGCAAAGTATTGAAAATCTCCTGCCCATCAATCATAGGGCATCATTCCTTATGATGTCGCAACATCAGCAATGACAATAGCTGCACTACGTGTCAAAATCGGGAGCGGGTGGCTTTCAGCATAAAGAACTCTGCCTCTTGGGTCTTTCTGTTCCCAGCTGTCGGCGAATATCTGACCTGTTATAGGTCCGTTTTCCGTATAAGCTGCACCAAACAATAGCTTCCATGCTTCGGGGGCTGTTATGACAAACTTCGGATTTGCACCTTGAAGGTCTGCCTCATTTCCATCAGTTCCTACGACCGTCTCATCAAACTCGTAAATGTCAACACCTAACAATCTGCCAATGTATGAACCTCTCATATCAATTGTTCCAATGTTGATTCTTCTGTTGTCTAAGTAGCTAAGCACATACTCGTTTGACAGCAATAGGTTGACAAGGTCAGGGTGAACAAATGCAAGTGTTGGCGTTATACCTGTCTGTTTTTCTACAAGCTTTTTCCATTTCCTTATGTCTTCGAGTGGCGTTGACGCTGTCGTATCTGACCAATCTGATGTTGGTTTATTTCCATTCGGCACTTCAAAGTCTATCGAGAAGCTCGTGTAATCACCATTGTAAGAAATAGCACCATTCAAAAGAACGAGCGAAGCAAGGTATTCAATCGTGTTGAATATCTTGTCTTTCTGTATCTTCTGCTTTCTCGCTATCTTTCGTGCAAGCGTGTCAGCTGCTATTCCTTCGAGAGCATCGCCTGCAATCCTTTCTGTCCATGCGCTGTCATAAAGCAAGGTATCGGTGTATTTTATCGTTGCAGGTTCAATCTCGTAATGCTTGTAGTCATGTCCCTTAGTTGCGACTGATGGCATGTTGCGTTCTACCAACGGAATAATTTCCGCAGGCGTAACTTCAACGTCAAACTCCACGGTTTTGGTGCTGAAAGTATCTTCACGACCTTTCAAAAGCGTATTCAAGAGTAGTCGCGGGGTTGGTTTAATCTGATTTATTGACTCCGTTAGTGTTCTGTAATGGAAAAGGTCAGCCATTTTCTATCCCTCCTTAGTATTGAGCTTTGAACCATATGCGGTTCTCAATGCCATTGAATTCATAGGCTTTAATGTTGGCTGGAAGGGCTTCCGTGTAAGCGCTGTAATTTCCAACGTAATCCTTGCAAACAACTCCATGAACAAGAACGGCTGCTTTACCATCGGCTGAAACATCATCAAGCAGAATTCCTACCGCTTCTCCTGCTCCTACTGCTACCACGGGGTCGTCTTCGGAACAAGAAATCGCACTTGCAAGTGTTATCGTTCCGTTTGCAGTATCAACGCTGTTGATTTTAGTAGCACTTGCTTCGCTTCCAATCCAAACATAGTCGTTAGCTGCAAACAGAGTTGCGTCGTTGACGGGAATCGTTGCGTTGCTTGATACATCTTGCTTGACTGTCGTCCTCGCGAGTTTTCTTACTTTTCCAGAAGCACCTTTCCCAACAATATCTCCCGCACTTAGTGCAGCACTGTTGATAACATCAACGTCATAGGTTCTAATGATAGGTTGATGTTCATCTAACAAAACAAGTCTTTTGAATGCACTCGTTGAGTAACTGAGTTTAGCCATCTTCTATCCCTCCTTATTTCGCATATTCTGATATTTTTTTCGCGGCTTCTTTGTAAATGTCGCCACTTTCTTCTGTGCCTTCTCTTCCTAAACCGACTTTTGGAATTGTTGTGAGAACTTCGTCAAAAGTCTTCAAATCTTCCTCTTTCTCACTAAGCTCTTTCATCTTGTTGACCGTGGCGGGCATCGCTCCTTTTTCTATCCACTGTTTTGCCCACAACTCTTTCTTTTGCTCGAAAACTTTCTTTTCGTATTCTGCGAGTTTCTTTGTCTTCTCTACCAAGTCAGACTCTTTCTCCTTTAGAACTTTTTCTTTTTCTTCAAGCTCTTTCTTCATTTTAGCAAGCTTTTCGGTTAGCTGTTTCTTTTCCTCTTCCAAGGAAATAACCTTTTCTTCAAGTAACTTCTTTTCTGATTTTACTGGATTTTCTCCCATATCAAAACCTCCTTTTGTAAAATCTTCAAATACCGTTATTGGTGTCATACTCGGATGAGCCGGCTGGTTTGTAAGCGCTACACCAAGGAATACAGCGCCTGCATCTTCGCCTGTTTCCTTATCCATATAATGCTCCACGAACTCTGCACTCAAATACTTGAATTTCTTTCCTTTGACTAATTTCTTGCCTTCCGAATCTAAAACAACATAAGCCCAAAGACCATCGTCTCTTGCTTCTAACTTCTGAACCTCACCGTATGCCTTCCTGTCACCATCATGACCCATGAAAAGACTCGGTCTGTAATGTGGTATCTTCTTCTCAAAATTCTTTGCCATCTGCTTTACTAATTCTGGTGTTATGTTTACTTCTCCATAGCGAGGGTCATAGAACTTCTTAATAGGTAACACATTATGCCAAAACCCACCCTCTACTAATTCCATCTCAAGTTCTACTACATTGAGCATTGAATCACTCTCTTCTTTCTTACAATACTGTTCATAAATGCTACGTGCCTTTGACTCGACGCTTGCATAATTAAACTGCGCCGCCCTTGATATAGCTGCTCTAACAAGGTTGCAATTCAATGAGCCGTCTCTGTTCTTATAAGGAAACTTCCTATCACCCGGAAGCAAAAAATAGTCAGCAGGAACTTCTTTCCTCTCTCTTTCACTTGTAATCCACTTTAATTGTGCTATCGGAATGTTCCTAACTTCCATATTCATTCCTCCTTTATCTTAACGC